CAGGTAGCCATCTACCTACTTGTGGCATTTGTAAATCTAGTTTTTGTGTGTCATCATACGAAGTTACAATACGAGCTATTTTATCTGCTTTAGCTCTAGCTCTATCTGAATCTTTATTGTTAGGTACATCTACTTTTAAGTTTGGAATACGACCTATTTTTTGTGACAAGTGTTCTAAACCTGACATCATTAGGTTAGGTACAGGTATTTGATAATCTTCAAACCCTTTTAGTTGGTCACCAAGTAAAGCAAGAATACCATCAGGTCCACCATTCATAATTGCACGAATACGCCCTCTTGTAGAGTATGCACTTTGATTATCATAGTGTAAATTAGTTACAGCGTATTGTATCTCTTCTGGTGTCATTTTATCCCCATGGGCTTTCGTTCATATCGCTTATATTCCATTCTCCAAAACTAGGTTTATAATCTAATCCTACCTCAGCTAATCGTTCTTTTCCTAATCTTCTAATAACTTTTAAAGGAAACCAACTAGCCATTACAACATCTGATTTATAATTTTTTGCTTTACTAGCTCTACTAGCAGCACTTGAAAAATAAATTAGTTGTCTACGATATATATTACTCTTAGTTTCACTTTCTGTGTTACCATAAGGCAAATTTATTAGCTTTTGTTCAAATAGCTGTTGCATACTTCCAACACCATAAATAGGGTCATATTTGTTTTTCTGTGTTTGATGACCTTCTAAATACACACCAAATCTACTACAGTAATCTTTTATATCTTTATCTTGTCTTATAGCTTTTTGAAAACCATTTTCTTCTATAACCCAATGTGCTAACCCATACTTTTCATACCATTTTTTGATAGATTTTTTTGCTTGTATTACACCACCACCTTGTTCGTTTTCTATGTCAACAAGATATAATTCACCTGTATCTGAATTAGCTGCCCACAATACACATGCTTGAAATCCTGTAGATGCAGGGTCTAATCCTGCAATCAAATGTGTTCCTGCAGGTACATGTCCTATTACTCTATTTATATCTCTACATTGGTCTATATCTTCAGAGTTAAACATTGTTATACCCTCTACGAATGCTTTATTAAGATAAACCATTTCAAATATAGCTCTACCTCCTGTAGTATCTGCATTATTTTTTTGTGACATAAGCCATTTGTAAGTTCTTTTACTAGCCCATAACATACAGTCCTGATGTTTTTCTATATCTGTTTCAGGCAAGATACACTCTGAACTATGTGCTTCTTCTACAATATGTTCAAACTCTGGGTTTTCTAATAAAAAGTTATATAAATCCTCTGGGTGTTGTCTTGAACCTATAACAACTACAGCAGTATGTTCCTCTTTACGAGATGACAAAGTAGTTGTCCACCATTGTCTAGTTTGTTCTCTAGCACTTGGTTGTATTGTTGTACCATGGTCCTCAATATCATCTGCAATAATTAAATCACAGTCACGAGAAAGTATCTTACCACCTTTACCTACAGCAACCATAGTAGGTGACTTAATACCTGTTACTGTTCTAGTAGCAATAGTAAACTGTCCTGATGACCAAGATTTACCTGACCTTACTTTAGGTTGAAACTTTACACCTGGTCCATTCATTTCTTCATTAAGTTGTTCATTGTTTTCTAAATGGTCCATAACTGCACCTACAGCATTCTTTGCAATATCTTCATTACCACCAACCCACATAATTCTTATGTTTGGATTTTTACATATCTGCCATACAGCAAAGTGTGTTAATAAGTCAGTCTTACCATGTCTAGGTGGACTTAGTATCATTTGTTGTTTACCATTTTCAATAGCATCAACAATGTTGTTTATCCAGCTTTCGTGAAAGTCTGCTGTTTCATATAGGTCACCTGTTTCTGTTTTAAAATACCTATCTCTAAAATCTTTAAAATCCTGTAATGATTTTTTTGTTTCCTCTGCTATCTCCCAGTTTTGTTGTGCTTCTAGTATTGCTTTATCTTCTCTATATGCTGCATACATTTCTGTAACAGTTACACGACCAATATCCATAAGGTCTGCAACTTGTTGATGTGTAAATACTTTATCTTCTATTTTTTTTGCATATAGAGTTACAAAATCTTTATAGTGTTGTCCTCTGTTAGTAGATGATTTACCAGAGGGTTCTGTTTTCTTTTTCTTTTTGTTTTTTATGTAGTGGTATCTTTTTTTACATTTATCAGTACAGTATGGGCTACGCTCTCTACGCTGCCTTCTACAAGATTCACCAACTATTTCATTGACTTTACACCTAGGTCTAGCCATTATTTTCTTTTTTTCTTATCAGCTTTTCTTGATTTCTGTACAGCTTTTATATTTACTTTTTTACCAGCTTTATATAATTTAGCAGTACGCTTTATCTCTGCTGCTCTTTTTTTTGCTGCAGCATCAGATAATCCTGCTAGGTATTTTGCTGGTACACCAAATCTATAAGGTTGTTTTCTTTTAGCCACTACTTCTTTTTTTTCTTTCCACCACGAAGGTCAGTATCGTGTTTTTTCGAACCACGAATAAAACTGTTTACCCTGCCCATAGCCCATTGAGCCATAGATACTCCTGGTCTTGAACCAGAACTCATATACGCAGCTTGACCTCTTTTGTAAACAGTTTTTAAAGTAGATAATGATATACCACTTTGTTTTGCTTTTTTTATAAGTGCTGTGTTTGCACTTGCTGGTATCTTTGCCATTACTTCTTAATCTTCTTTACTTTCCCATTTTGCGTTCTTGCAAACTTGTGTGTTTTAGTTTCTCTAATAAGAGTACCATAGTATCTTTTGCCACCAAACAACCAGCTTACTCTTTTAGCCATTACTTACCTACAGCTTTAATAGCTCTTTTATGAGCCTGAGTAAAAGTTGCACCACGCTTCATACTATTACGCATATACTCCATGTGTCTTTTTGTATGATGCACAGAGTGTTTTTTCATTGTCTGTTGTTGTCTTTTTGTAAGACCAGACATATCTACACCTTTTATCTTCATTTCTTTTTCTTCTTTCTTAACGCTGCAAAATCAGCAGCAGTTATTTTATTTCTTGGTGGTGCCATTCTAGCAATTTTCATTTGCTTTTGTGAATAACCTTTTTTACCTTTTGGCATATTGCTCCTTTACCAATCTCTACATGCCCAGTAACGAGCAGTAGTCTTGTCTTTAGCAGTACTACATTTATGCCTAGCACGAAACGAAGCTCTAGCCTTAGGGTTGTCTTTTCTAACAGGCATATTTGGGTCACCAAACATAACCTTTTTTACTTTGCCATTAGCCATAACAAATACCTTTTTGGACTTGCGACCATAACCTGGCTCACCTTTTCGTATAGGTGTAGGGTTATTTAGCTTTACTTTCATTCCTTGATAGGTTGCCATTAGTATCTACTTCTTTTAACCTTTTTCTTTTTATTCATTTTCTTTTTCTTTTTACCATACATAGTGTCTGTGTTCTCCTAACTATACTATATCCTTATGAGTGATTATATCAAAGGAAATAAATATCCTAATCATAAACCCTCTACTTTATATAGTA